TTTTCCATTGGTAAATCCTCCTTTTAAAGTCTTGTTTGACTATTCCAATGCTTTTAAAGTCTTCACGTTTCGGACATATAAAAAAGCACCCTAAATGGATGCTTAATTATCATTATTAGGTCGTAGGAGGTGGAATTGCACCACCCTTTCACACTAGATCCCACGATAAAAAAACACTCAATTATGAGTGTTAAATAATTATTTTGAATATATCTTTATCAATCTTTTCATCTATCTTTAATAATTCTTTATCTGCTTTTGTATATTTATCTTCATCAATCATAAATAAAGCACCTTTATGATGTTTTTGGCATAAATAATGATGTATTTTATCTTGTACATTCATTAGTGTGTCTTTTTCATCGACACCTATTCGTTTTAACAAAGAAAGTTCATTATCATTTACATAATCAACAATAATTTTATTGTCGTTTTCTTTCAACGATTCAAGTATATCTATCATTTAATATTTCTCCTTACCTCTTCAAACATTATACCAAATGTTCTTGCGAATGGTCTAGGATTGATAGATGATGTGTATTCTGCAAACGCCTCTGAAAACATTTCATATTCTACACTAGCTCCATATTTGGATAATGCTTCATCAATAAATGGTGTTTTCTTCGGGTATCTCTTTTCGTATTCATCTACTACATCTCTCATAAACTTTTTAACCCAGTTTTCAGCTTCATCTCTTGTTGCATCCATATTCCCACTTACTTTTCTATATAGTCCAATTTGTACTCTATGGCCTATCTCATGTCCTACTATTTGTCTTACTGGATCATTAGTTTTGACTAAGCTTCCTTGTTTTTGTGCTAATCGTACTAGATTTTTAAATTTATTAACATCATTGATAATATGCATATTTATTTGAAAGTTATCATTTGCAAATGCTACTGAATTTTTGGTATATGTTAAATCCCCTAATATCCACATAATATCTTTATTTTCATTTGGAATAAGGTCTTTATATTTACTTATATAATAGCTTGTATCTGCAATTATTTCTTTTGATAAGTCTTTATCTATTACTCTACTTAAGTTTTGACTAATAGATACATGTCTATTCTTTTGATTAAGAACTGTTCTAAGGAAATCTTTTTTATACTGAAATGTTTTCTTTCTTGTTTCATATGTCTTTCTATTATTAGAATCTAGACTTCCAACTGCTAATCTATTATAACTTTTGATATTTCTATTATAGTAATTTAAAGTTTGTTGTAATTTTTCTTCTCTTTCACTTACTGGTTCTATAACTTCATCATCTTCATCTAGTTCAGGATAATATGTTGTAAGACCATGTCTACAATTAGGATGTAAGAAACCTTGTTTCATAGCATCACTTAATAATGTGTAATTACCATCCTTTGAAGTTCCACCACTATATACATCATCTATTAGTACTTTACCTTGCCATTTAGTACATAAAGGACATGCACCACCATGTGTAGTAACCTTTACAAGTGTTCTTCCTATACTTGCTCTGAAATCTCCCTCTCCCATCAATTGACTTCTTAAAGATGCTGTTCTTATTGCCATTTGACTATAGGATGCTATATTTACTCTTCTACCATCACTATATTCAATACAATTTAAACCACCAGTCAAGAAATTCTTACTTGCTTCATCAATTGCTAAAGTAGTTAGTTTCTTTTGTGATATTTCATCAACTGCCATTGCAGCTGCTTGTTTTTCAGTAAATACTCCATTACCAACAAAAAAAGCACTTTTATGAATGATTTGACGATATTGATCGTTTGCCATTCTCAAAGCACTTGTATTTGCTGTTTTTAAGTCATCATTAACAACTTTTATTAATGCATCAACCTTTTTATCATTTGTTCTAAAAAAGCTCTTATTCATGATTTTAGAGGGGTTTAAATTATCCCCTGTTATTTCATTGTATTGTTTAATAGCTTTTATAGAACCTTGCCTTAATTCGTTTTGTAGATGTTCTGATACATCTTCATCAAGGCCTAATGTGTATCTACCTATTATTTTCTTATTTTCTCTTTGGTATCTCTTTAACTCTTTTAATTTTTCAGCTTGCCATTGTGGATATTTAAAGCCCACTTCATTTTCTTCTGTTAAATGTCTACCTAGATTTCTTTTCATACTCTGAATAAGATGTAATTCCATCTCTTCATAGAGTTTTTTTATTTTATAATCATTCATAGGTTATTCACCTCCGAATTACTCACCTAATTCTGCAACTGTTTTAACATTTGTTAATGTTTTAAATTTAGATGTTATCCATGTTTTAGCAGTATCATCTTTTACGATTATTAAACAATCGCTTGGATTATTTCCAAACATATTACTGTGATTTGTCACTTTATCAAATGTAAAATTTCTTATATCTAATCGTTTTAATTTTGCACAAAACCAAAACATCATATTTGTATTAGTAAGATTTGACATGTGCCATGTACTTAAATCTATTTCTTCTATTTCTTCACAGTAAGAAAACAATTGAGTTAAACTCTCAACTTTACTTGGATTAACTTTCAAACTGACTTTTTTTAATTTTTTACAACTATAAAAAAGAGAATATAGGTACATCATACTACTCATATCGCAACCATCTAAGTTTACCTCTCTTAACATGGGATTATTAGAGAAAGACATTTGATTTGTTTTCGACAAATCCCATTTTCTTAAATCTGCAACTTCTAATTGATAATAATTTGTAAATTGTAAAGGTTTACTTGTGTTGCTAATATCTAAATACGTTGGTAGTTGTTTTATATAATATGTAAGATTAAAATTCGAAGTATCTGGTGGTGTATCTGCCCAATATTCAATATTTTCAATATTACCCTCTACACCTAAAATGTTAACTCCTGCTCTTATGTTGTTAGGTTTTATATTTTCATCAATTTCACTTGTTGCCCCATTTACTACAACTTCATCATAACCATAACTATCAGACTTAAATGTTTGTTTTTCTTTTGTAGGATTTACTTCTAAATTTTCTAATGGTGGATATACTTCAATTATTTTATCTGATATATCTATCTCGTACTCGTTAGGTGTAACATCAAATTCTATTTCAAATCCTTGCATAATTACACCTCATCTTCTGGCCTTGTATTCTCTTCTAATAATATGAATTTATCTTTCTTAATTGTAAATGGTTTTTTATTATCAACAACTATTTCTATATCATATGTCATTTCTAAAGAACAATCTATATCATTTGTGTCTTCTGGTAAGAAAGTAATTTCATACCACTCATCAACTAGTTCTATTCCATCTCCTAGTCTTTTATGTAGTTGCTTATATCCCTTTTCACATCGAACAGTTAAATAAATCATTTCAGGTTTTCCTGTAAATGTTTTAAATTTAAATCTTATTTGATGATAATTACCTCTGAAAAACTTAATTTCATTTAGTTCCATCCCCTACATCACCTCACACATCTAACTAATTATCATTCGTAGGCTATACACCTACTCTGTTATTAACTCTATATCTTTAAACTCACAATGAACTGACACTGATATGTTTTTACTATCTATATTTGTAAAACTCACGTTATCTTTTTTATCCCAATTTGAAATTGAAAAATACACTATTTTATCATAGATATTATTATCATATTTAATTTTTAAACCCTTAATTGGTTTTTCCTTTGATTCAATCATTTTTTCACCTACTTTTTTTCTTCATTTTTTTCTTCTTCTAAAAATGCTATGTAATTTTTAGTCACATCTAAATTAACAATTTCTGCTGGATCTAATCTTGCATATACAGTAATTGCTGTGACTTGTTTAATATCATTTGAAATATCATCAGCTCTTCTTATTAATTCTTGTCCTAATGCAATTATTCCATTTTTAACATCTTCTTTACTTCTTATCGGTATTGGTGTTGCCATCTTTAGCACCTACCTTTCCACTCTTGTCCGGACTTTTTCCATCCTTAACCGGACTTTCTTCTGTATCTATATCATTGAAATCTACATCATCATTAACTGATGGTTCATTCATTGAAGTAATACCTTGTTCTTCTTTTATTCTTGCTATTTCTTCATTAAGCCATTTTTCTTCTTTAGAATCTCCATATAGTTCTTTAACTGATGTTTCTATACTCATAATTCCATTGTTTTTAGCTTTTGAAATAGTATCAATTTGACTATCAAATGATGGACTATCATATTCTCCAAACAATGCTTTAAACTCTACATATTCTCCTTTGAATTGTTCCTTTAGTTGTTTTGGCATGTTTAGAGCTATATTAATAACTTTAGGAAGAAATTCATTTAATGCATCAATAATACCTTGTCTAGTATATAAAGTAGTCTTTTCCATTTGCCTTTCATAACTAGCATTAGCATCTTGTATTTTCTTAACATCAATTCCTAATGTTGAAGAACTGATTATTCCTTGAATAGCCATTCCTAGATAAGTGACATAAGATTGTAAATACTTATCACTTGGAATATCTGCTTGTTCAACTTGTATTTGATTTTTAGAGTTTTCACTCATATCACTTTCAGTTTGAATATATTGATTATCAAATGCATTTGATGGTAGTAATTCTCCAGTGTGTGGATCTTTAGGACATAACTTTTCAGGAATATATCTTATTGCCTTACCAAGTCTTATTGCCTCTATCCATTGTGATATGATTTCATCAAAACTATCAAATATATCATACTTGCCATCAAATTTACTTGAACCTCTACCCTCAAATTTAGGATTTTCATCAATAATAAAAGGAACTGCCCACATAACACTTTTATCAAATGTTAAAGGTTCTAGTTCCTTAAGTTCATCTATTGTATTTAATGGTACTATTTTGTCATCTTCTAATAATTCATAAGTTACATATCCCCAACCATAATGTTCTTTTAAAAGATATGATTTATTACCTTTTTCATAGTATGTTTTAAATACTATCTCGAATAATCTACCTCTTTTATAGATTATTTCAATCTTATCTCCAGTTACCCACTCAATGATAGGTAGTTCACTTATTTTCTTATCAAATGCAAATTTAACTGCTCCATCGCCAATGGCCATTGTTTCACTGATAATCTTTTTTAGTTTCTTATAGAATTGATTATCCTTTTCAATCTTTTCCCATTCTTCTTGTGCTTTGGTATTTTTACTTTCAACACCATTGAAATTATCTACAACAATATCTGTTAATGTATTTATAATCAATTTAGGTAGTCCACTATGACTTTTCTTTATTTCCATACCAGCAGTTGGAACACTAGCCCAAAATGTAGTCTTTTTACCATCTAATTGTTTATATAATTCCTCTAACTCGTTACTTTCTCCTCTATACCATATCTTATTCTTAATAAAATATGTTTGTAAGTCATCTGCTTGATGAATTATTATTGCTTTTGGATTTCCATCTTTTATTTCTAACCAACTTCTAGCTTTTCCTTTTAACATATCCATAATTTTTCCCACCTTTCTCACCTCCTAAACCTGTCTTCATATCTAACAGATTCTTCTTTCTTTTCTTTAACTTCTACACCAATCTTATCTATGTAAGGAATAAATCCATATTGTGAACTATTTATTGTATGATCGTTAGCATCTTCCGGTTCATTATCTTTATCTTCTTTCCAACTATACGTTTCTAATTCATCTATATGATGTGTGCAATGCTTTAATACAAAATAATGTCCAGTATGTAACCAATTTAATTGATAATTGATTCTGTCTATTATTTGTACTTTCTTATATGCATTATTGAATACATAAACAAGTGGATGTGTTCTTTTATATTTATTTAATTCAGTAATGGTTGCTTGGTCTGCACTATCTATAAATACATTCCTTGCTAATCCCCATTCCTTTTGATTTCTATCAAGAAAATCTATAAAATTCAATACTGTATCACTTGGTGCTAATGGTCTATCTAAATCAGCATTGTTATATACCTTTTCATCAAGTATTACTAATTCTCTTTTATCAGTAATACCCATAAACATCATTGCAATTGTATCTGGACTATTACTTGAATACGCAGTATCTAATCCAGCACTAAAGTATATGAACTTCATTTGTTTTGCTTGTTCTTTAGTGATTACATGTTTATCTCTATCAAAATTAATAAAGACAAGGCCTGTTGCCTTACCTCTTAATCCTAATATCTTATTTTTATATATCTTTGTACCTTTTGGAATACTTCTTTTCTTCTTTTCGATTTGTTCTAATGTCATAGATGCATTATCTTCCATCTTAAAGAACCAGTATCTCCATTTAGGTTTTGCTTCACATTTATTTAATTCATTCATTATTTCAATTGGAACATCATTTGCATATTTCTTATATGGCCTACTACAATTAACAAACTCATTATATATAGGAAGTTTTGGATCATCTGGATTTAATGTTCCTATCATATAATCATTTCTTGATGATATTTCTCGAACAAACTCTATGTCTGCTGTGTTTATTTCATCAATTAAAACTACTCCATATTGTCCACCTAATGCATTTTCCCATTTATCTTTTGTATCATATCCAAGTATATAAATAATCTTGTCTTCAAATACAATGTGTGGGAACTTGTTCTTTACATCTCCTCGACCATTATATTGAGCATTCTTATGCAAATCTAATATTCCATTATCTTGGTTAATAATGTTCTTTTCTGCTGTTCCTGTTGTCCTTGATGCTATGATATGTATCTTCTTTTTACTCTCTGATACTAATCTCATAAATTTAACAGATGCAGCCACTGTTGTTTTACCCGATGCTGTTTGTCCCTCTAAGAACTCAACATCTACATTTTCTGTTGTATTTATATAATCAATAAACTTTTGGCTTAATGGGAAATCGAATTTCTTTTCATCATTCATCTAAACCCTCTCCACCAATTTGTTCAAATACATCCTTTAACTTTTTGCTGTTTTTAATATTTAAATCAACATTTTCTTTAAATATCGATTTATATTTCCCTAATAGTTCTAATCCTCTTAATGAATTGGCTGCATCGAATTTCCATACACCCTCATAATGTCCATTTTCACCATTCTCATCTGTTATGTATTCTTTTTCTTGTTTCCATTCTTTATCTACTTTATCAAAATACATAACTGGTTCTTTTTGCATACATCTTTCAGTTACTTCTTTAATGTTATTTACAATGTATGCTACATCTATTTCTGCTTCTTCAAGTCTTTTATCAGCTTGTTCCCTTATTGCTTTTTGAATGTCATCTTTTGTCAACAACCTACTAGCATTTCTTCTAGCACTTTCATCACTACAATCTGGATAAGCTTCTTTATATGCTCGTGTACCATTGAAGTCTTTTAAATACTCTCTTATAAATATTTCTCTTTTTTCATTCAATGGTATCACTTCCTTTCTATAACTAATCTTTTAATAGATTCTTTAATATCGATTCTAATACGTTTACTACAATACTATTTCCTGCTTGTTTATATAATTGAGTGTTTGAATTGACTTTAGCAGCCTTATCAACATCTTCATCATTAAACCCCATTAATCTCCAACACTCTTTTGGTGTGAGTTTTCTAATTCTCATAATCCATTCTCCTTTAAGACTACATACATATTACATCTAGTTGTAAGAGTAGGTACAATATCACTCTTAATTGTTGGATCAATGTTGTGTTTATAACAATAGTTTCCAAAATCTAAATTGACTACATCATATTCTCTTAATTTATTTTCATTTATAAGTCTTGATAGTAATTTTTCACGATTAGTCAACTACTACAACTCCTATTTAATTAAAATTTGAGTTTTATCTCCATTGCTATTACAACTGGATAAAGTACACATACATTCATTGTCTATATAGTAAGCTCTTTCTGCTTGTGAGTTTTGCATTTTTCCACTGTTAGACCATTGAATGTAATTCTTTGTTTCTTTTATGTTTAGTGCTTTTTTTATATAGTATTTTTCATCAACTTCATCTTCTAACATATCTTTTAGTTTTAATTTAAGTTCTTGTTTTTCAGGAAAACAAAAAGAGCCTTTATCAATATCTTTTCTAATAGATATTGTAAAAACTCTTTCACGATTTTGTGGTATTCCATAATCTTTTGCGTTTAGAACTTGATAATAATTGTTATATCCTAGTTGTTCCATTGTTTCTAAATAAGCCTCAAAGTTATGTCTATGTTTCTTACTTAATAAGTTCTTTACATTTTCCCATATTACATATTTAGGTTTTAGTTTATTTACTATTCTTATTGTTTCGTACATAAGGCTTGACCTTGTACCACTATCTTTATCTCCTCCGGCTTGTTTACCAGCTAAACTAAAATCTTGACAAGGTGATCCATGCATAATTAAATCTACTTCTATATCTTTATCCCACTTACATATATCTTGTGGTTCAAAGTTAGTTCCATGAATAGCATTAAAACTTTTAACTGCATATTTATCTATTTCAATATAATCTACTATTTCAAAATCAATACCTAAATTTTCAAATGCTTTACTACATGCTCCTATGCCACCAAAACATTCTAATATTTTAAACATTGACATTCCTCCTAAAGTTTTATTCTTCTTGTGTACTCCTCTTTAATAAGTACTTTTCCCTTTTTTGTTCTATCTCCAGAATGTTCTCTTTCAAACTGACATAGAACATCATTTATATTTCTTATGTTATAACTGTCAAGAAATCCTTTACAATTCATATCTATCATTTCACTTGTTAAATAGCAGAATATATCATAATCTATTCTTTCTATTAAATGTAAATAATCATGTGGTATTCTTTGAATAATAGCTCCATTTTGTTTTATATATAATCCACCATTTCGTTTAGGTACGATTAAATGATGGAATGTTAATATGTCATTTTTATTTAGGTGGTATCCCATAAAATCATAACCTAACTCTTTAATTTTAAATTCATTAATCATAAGTTTAGTTACTTCTTTTATGCTATCACCACCAATTAAACAC